GTGCTCATGGGCATTATACTATAAACCTTGCTAAACGTTTTCCTGATAAACATTTTATAGGTGTATATATAACATTATCTAATATTGATATAGCTAAAGCATGGGCAGAAAAAGATGCTATTGATAATGTTACTTTCTTTTATGGACGTGTAGATTTAGATAAAGGTATATTAAAAAGTAAATCCCCGACTGAAAATCTTGAATTACATTTACCTAAATTAGATGCAATTATTGCAGCAGAAGTTATTGAGCATGTAGCAAACCCTGTAGAACATGTTGATGTGTTAAGTATGTATTTAAAAGATGATGGTTTAATGATTGTTACAACACCTTATGGTGGGTGGGAAGCAATCGGTTATGAAGAACATCACCCATGGCGTGCGCACATACATCATTTTGAACGTGCAGATTTACATGATATATGGGGTAAGTTTCCTGAATTTAAGATTATGTGTGTACCGAGTGGTAGAGATAATAAAGGCTATAACATTGGATCTTATGTTACTGCCTTTAATGTTAATGGTGATGGTGGGGTTATAAGTGGCAAGATTGATTATGATCGTAAACTTGCAACTATGCTACCTAAAGAAACTATATCTTTATGTATGATTGTACATAATGGTGAAGATACATTACGCAGATGTCTAGATAGTATTAAAAGTGTAGTTGATGAAATATGTTTAGCTATTGATAACACAACTACAGATAGAACACGTGAAGTTATTGCAAACTTTATAGAGGATAACTCACTATGGCCTGTTGTTACTGTACGTGATGTTATATCACCTTTAACTATAGGCTTTGATGCAGCACGTAACTTTAGTATTAAACATGCCTGTGCTGATTGGGTTATGTGGTTAGATGATGATGAAGTTATAAGTTATGCAGAACATATAAAAGCTTATGTCCAACATAATCAATTTTCAGGCTATGCTTTAAAACAACATCATATAAGTGCTGAACCTTTAGGTGTTCTTAAAACAGATTATCCTGTACGACTATTCAGGAATAAAATAGGTATTAAGTTCTTTGGGGTTATACATGAACATCCTGAATTAAAGATTAATGAAGGTGTAGGGCACGCAATTATAATACCTGATACAGATATTATGCACCATGGATACACAAATGAAGCAATACGTAGGGCGCGTTTTGATCGTAATATTAATCTAATGGCTAGAGATCGTGAAGAAAACCCTGATCGTATTTTAGGTAAATTTCTATGGTTACGTGATATAGCACAAATGGCTAAATATGAATTACAAGCAGGTGTGAAAATTAACCCTGCAATGAAAGAACGATGTGAAGAAGGTGTGCGAATGTTTGAAGAACTGCTTGATGCTAATCAGTTACGTATGCTTGCTGATGGTATGGAATGGTACAGTGTATGTGCAGGTGTTTTAGGTGCTAAATTTCAAGCTGCTTTTACACTAGATACAGGTGATGTACATAGTTAATTTAAACCACAAGGTAAAACAATTAGTGCAATGTTTCTTACTAAGGATCATGCAATAAAATTATTTAATGCTTTATTAAATGAAAAGGTAAAGGCTTATGACAAACCCTACTGAAATGGTAAAAGATTTTATCTCTTTAAGAGGTAAATGGAAATTTGAAATTACACGTGCAGATGGTTCTATTGAAGCATACGACTCAGAAAACATTGTTACTAAAGATGGGCTTAACCACATTGCTAATCTTATGGTTACTGCTGCCAGTTCTCCATTTGCATATATTGCTATTGGTACAGCAACCGCCCAAGGATCATTAGGTTCTGTTCAAGGTGGATTAGGTGAAGTTGATCGTAAAATTGGTGCCGTAATAACAACTTCAAATGAGGTTGCTATTTTAGTTGCAACATGGGCGGGTGCTGCTGATGGTTTAACAGGTGTAGCATTGGGTACAGCAGGTATTATTAATCATGCTAATTCTGGTTCTGGTATTTTTGGCAATCATGTAAATAGTATAGATGCAACTTTAAATGATTCTGATTTTCTAAAAGTACAAGTAGAAATTCAGGTAGGATCACATAACTTATAAGCGTACAGTTTATGCCTTGGTTAGCTAAACAAAGAATAGCAGAAAATACAGAGCAAGAGATTGATTCTGAAAACCCTGCATTAAGACGTTCAACATTTTACGCCCGTAATATGTGGCTTAATGATGGTGGTAATTTTGTAACGCATAAAAGAAATGATTTAGTAGGTGATGATGTGCGTATAGATTTACCTTCTAATCATTGGATAGAAAGTAAAAGAGTACAGGCACGTTATTTAATAGGTAATGGTTTAGATACCCGTTTTAACATGGATGTTAAAATAGAAACTGTAGGTGGTGGTAATAATAACTATACACTTACTAGTGAAGGACAAGTTATAACTACACCTGATGCAGATAGTATTAATGTTGAATGGTCTTACTCACATAAGCAGGGTGCAATAACTTACCCTAGTGTGTTTAAAACTTCATTAAAAAATAATGATTTTCAATTTAATTTTACTGCACCTTTAACTGATACTTATAGATTACTTTTACAGATAACACCTGTCATAGGTAATATTGTATCTAGTAAAATATTAACAAACAGGGCACTTGATGTTTTTGGTGCTTCATGGTTATTAGATACAGGTCAAGTATTATCGTTTATAACACCAAATATGGCAGGTAAGATTAATGAGGTAGATACAGTATTATTAGGCAACACTTTATTTTTATATTCAGATGATTTTATATTAGCAGCAGGTGAGGGTTTTACTCTTGGCTAATTTTACAGATACAGTTGATTATGATGCTGATATAGAGTTATGCGGTACATCGTATACACGGTACACGGGTGAGGTACATTGGATTGGTGATGATGGTGGATCTTGTACATATCGCGCCGGTTATAAATTCACTATTTCAACTTTACCTGTATCGGATATTGTAGATCAAGTTGATTTTGCTTGCCAAGTTACATTAGTAAATAACTTCTCTGCTTCCAATATTTATATAGGTGGATATGATGGAAATGGGCAAGGTGATTTAGAAACAGATAGTGATATTGTTGCCTATGGTAAAATGAGCATTTCAGGTGATAACTATGTAAGTAGTTCAGCGTTTAGAACTACAGGTGCAAAATCAATTACAGATTTAGGTGTAGGTGCTAATAGTGATGTTGAAGCTGCCCGTGATGCTGGTACTGTATTTACTATTGCATTGCAAGCAGATACAGAAGCAGGTGCAGGTTCTGATCATATAGAAACTGATTATGATGGTGGTACTAATCCAGCACAATTAACAATAACACATAGTTCAGGTGCTGTAGTTTATGAAAGAACATTACGGGATAGTACAGGTGTAAGTGATCAACAACAGGCTTATGAAGATAAGCTAAGATTATTAATAAGTAATGTTGATATTAATGATTCTTTAATAAGAACGCTGCAAGTATTTGCAGTAACAATAGAAAGAACGTTATCTAGTAACATAACTATAAATGATTTATTAAGTGCAGATAAAATATTGAATAGATTAATGTTTAGTAGTGTGGGCATTAATGATGCAATACAAAGAATAGTAGCAACTATATTTGAAAAAGTTTTAAGAAGTAATGTAAGTGTAAATGATAGTTTTAAAACACAAAAACATATAGAAAGATTATTAATTAATACTTTAGTGATAGCTGATAATGCTTTACAAGATAAAAACTTATGTAGATTATTAGCTGATAATGCAGTTTTAACAGATGCAATTATATCTTCTATAGTATCTGCATCTGTAACTTATACTAGAGTATTAAGTGATTCATTAGCAGTACAAGATAGTATAATAAAAGAAGTAACTGCATTAGTTCGCGGCTATATTTTAACAGCTATAAAAAGTTCAAGTATTGAAATGGGAATTGCAAACAGTAAAGGTGCTGCTATAGAGTATATTCAAAACTTAAATATATATAGTGAACAAATGGATAATTCTATTTACCTTAAAAATGGCACGTCCGTTACTGCTAACGATATTATTGCACCTGATGGGATTGTATCTGCTGATAAAGTTATTGTTGATGATGGAAGAAATAACGCTATTATATATCAAATTTATAGTGGGCTTACTGTAGGTGATGGCTATAAATTATCTTATCATATTAAGATGGCTGAATTAAGATATGTATTTATATGGTTTGTTGATTCGTCTGTAAGAGGTTTTGTTCTTGAAGTTGATTTACAATTAGGTACAGGTAGAACTACTTATAATACTGGTGAATATCCTGCTATCTGGAGCATTAAAGAAGATGAAGAAGGATTTTATAGAATAACGACGCAAGGAAGACTAGCAACTACTAACTTACTTATCCCTAGAATTTATGTTTCAGATACGCCATATACGGATGAAGATCAAGGCACACATAAAAATTATATTGGTGATGGTGCTAAGGGGTTTCATTTATGGGGTGTGCAGTTTAATGATAATGTAGATGTGCACAAATATACAAAAACAGAAGCAGGTATTATTGTATTAGAGACTTTATCAAGCACTGAAAATAAACCTGTTACAAGTACAAAAAAATCTAACATTAAAGTAGCTACAAGGGATTAACAATTATGAGTATTAAGAAACATTTAATAGGTGACACAATACAAATAACAATGGTTAATTCAGGTGTAACACCTTCTTCTATTCTTTGTTCAGTATATGATGGTAGTGAAAATTTAGTTGATAGTGGATCAATGGTGAGTTCTGGTAATGGCCATTACTACTATGATCATACTGTACCTAATTCTACTGGATATTATGTTGCGCAAACATTAGCAACTATAAATTCTAAACCATATAAGAACAGAGTTAAATATAAAGCTGTTACAGGGGAGGTAGACTAATATGTATATTGAATGGGATGATTTAGTATCACGCTACCCTGTAGCAGGTAGGAATAATCAAGATGCTAATGAGGTAACTTCTTCTTTTATTGTAGGTGCTGAAGCATTTATTAATGCACGTTTAGCTAAATCATATACTGTACCTTTTTCACCTGTCCCACAACTTGTAAAAGATTTAGTTATTGATCTTACTTATGTGAAAATGTCAGTAGGTAAAATTGAAGATCGTGAAACAATAAAAGAACACATAGTTAAAACATTAGATGATTTAGTTAATGGTGATATGTTACTTGTAACTGATTCAGGTACAACACTAGCAGCAATTGATAATGGTGTATGGTCTGAACTTGGCAGTTATACAAGTACATTTAATGTTGATGATCCTCTTAACTGGGGTGTTGATAGTGGTAGATTATCTAATATTAAAAACGATAGGCTTTACTAATGGGTTCTGAACGTATAAAGAATGGTAGTGGTGTATTAGTAACACTATCACCTACACGTGCTGAACTTAAAGCTATAGTTACTAAAGCACGTAAAGGATTGAATAGTAAAAAGCCTTATCAGAAAGTAGCCGCATTACTTGATAGGTGGGTACAAAAGAACTTTCAAAGTGAAGGTAAAAAAGCTACTAGTGGTGGGTGGGTAAAGTTTAGTGAATTTAATATTAGAAAAATTAAAGATAGTAAAGCTAAATTATTACAAGATAAAGGTAGACTACGATCAAGCTTTGTACCTTTCTATAGTTTGTTTAATGCAGGTATCGGTTCTAAACTTGACTATGCAGAACAACATGAAAAAGGTGAAGGTGATGTACCTAAACGTAAAATGTTACCTGTTAAGAAACAAGTGTGGCCTGATATAAAGAAAACATTGAATCTACATACTATGGATACTTTAAAGAAAGCCTTTAAGAAAACACGTAAGGTAGGGCGTTAATGATTAACATAACTGATATAACTAAAGCACTACATGATATATTTAAAACTTCAGTAACTATGCAAGATTTTGCATCTATTGAACGTGGTAATATACCCAATCGTGATATGTCACATACACCATGGCTAGGCATTTACCGTAGGAAAGTTGAATATGATCCATTTACTTTGGGTGGCAGTAGAAGTTGGAAAGCCAAAGTAGAAATAGGTTTATTAGTTCAGGTTGCATCTTTTAGTGATGGTGAAGATGTAGAAGATAAACTTGAAGTACAAATACAAAATGTGCAAAAGATATTAATTGATAATAAGAAAGTTGATAATACAGTAGATCAATTAATAGGTGTGTATGTTGAATATTTTTTTAATGATGAAAGTGATGAATCATATACATATCAACAGGCAGAGATTGTAATAACTTACGAGGTAAGAACTTAATGAAGAAACTAATATGGACAGATGAAGAACAAGTTGATATAGGTGGTGTTGGCCTTGTCAGTAAAGGATCAATATTTGATATTGATAATATACGTGCAGAATCTTTTATTGAACAAAAAAAAGCTAAAGCACATGGTGATACTGTTAAACCTAGCAGTGTTAAAAAAAGTAAAGATATTGAAGGGAGTAAATAATTATGCCTTATGGTAATAATAGTGAAGTGGGTATATCTTTTCAAGATAGTTACGGCACGCTAAATACATCATCTATGCATTGGCTGCCTATCCTTGATGAAGATATAGGTTTAGAAAAACCACCTTTAGTTAGTCAATCAATGCGTGGTATATATGATGAAGGGCAACATTTTGAAGGTGCTAATGCAGTTAATGGTTCTATTAATGGTGAAGCACATCCTATTGCATTAGGTGCTTTACTTACTGCTGCATTTGGTGGCGCTGTGGTTGTACAAAGTGACGGTATTTATGCACATACATTTAAACCACGTACCACAGAGTTTGATAGTAAAAGTGCTAACATTCCTTTTACATTACATAAGTATTTAGATGATGGAGGTAGTGCTTCATTATTTTATGATTTAAATGCTAATGGTATTGAAATAGGTATAAGTAATGGTGAATTGCTTATGGCTAACCTTGAAATTGTAGGTGGTAAGTTTCAACAGATTGAACGTATAGCTGCAGCATATCCTACTGGCAAACAGTGGACGTGGGATAGTACATCTGTTTCTATTGCAGAGGCAGGTATTGATGAAATTAAACAGTTAACTATTAAAACAAGTGAAAGTATTGAAGCAATGCATACACTTAATGGTTCTGTTTTCCCATCACGTAACAAACGTACAGGATTTAGAACGATAGAAATTAATGGTACTATGACTTTTGACAATCAAAATGAATACCAACAATTTTTAAATCAAGCTGAACGTGTATTAGATGTTACTTTTACAGGGGCTACTGAAATACAAAGTGGTTATAATGATACAGTAAGAATTATTGTACCGTTAATGCGCCACACTGAATATAAACCTGTAGCTGGTGCTGTTGGTGAAATTGAAGTTAGCTTTAATTCTAAAGGTATCTATAGTTCTGATTCTGGTACTGCATTACAGATCACTTTAACTAATACTAAAGCAGCTTACCTTTAAACTTAACTTTAAAATAAAATCCTATAGAGGTATTTAACATGAGTAATTTTACAAAAACATTTACCATTAATACTACATTTGAAAATGATCAGATAACACTTATAGTTGAACGTATGAAGCGCAAAGATGCATTAAAACTTATTCCTTACATGGGTGAGCCTGATAAAGATGGAAAGATTAAAATAAGCTTTAAAGGGCAGATTGAGTTACTGGATGTAGCAGCAGATTTATTACCTAAATATGCTAAAAGTATGACAGGGTTAGTTACTAAAGATGGTGATGTTATATCTATTGAAGATATGTGTAGTGAAGCTTATTTTTTAGATTTAATAGGTAACATTATTAATGAACTAATGACTAAATCTTTTATGAGTAAAACAGAAAGAAAAAAGTTAAAAGAGCAACCAGAAAGTACTTTGGAGGATTTGCAAGATACGAACACTTCACAGTAGCAGGTGTACCAAGCGATCTGTGGTTTGATATTTTTGAAAACTCTTATATTGTAACTGTTGAAAGTATTAACTTACGTGAATACCCAAATGGTAAACCTTACTTTGAACAAGTAAGTATACTAACTGAAATGTTTAGAACAATAGAACTTGAACTTTTAGATATGCGTAAATAAAAGGTAGCTAATTATGGCAGAAAATGTAATACAGTTTACTCTGTTAGGTGTTGATAAGTTTAGTGGTGTTATGGGCAAGTTAGGTAGCACTATATCTAAAGTTATAAAAACAGTAGCTAAAATAGGTGCCGCACTTATTGCAGCTGGTGCTGCTGTACTTGCTTTAGTTAATAAGTTTGCAAGTTTGCAAGATGAAGTAGCTAAGTTTTCACTAAGGCTAGGTATCTCTGTTGCTGAACTAAGTGCATATCAATTTGTAGCACAACAAGCCGGTATTAGCACTGAACAGTTTAACATGGCAATTCAACGTATGACTAGGCGCGTTGCTGAAGCTTCACAAGGCATGGGTGAAGGTGCAGGTGCCCTTAAAGAACTTGGGATTGTAGCTAAAGAATTTACAAAGTTAGGTATAGAAGATAAATTAACTATACTTGCTGATAAAATTGAAGGTGTCACAAGTGAATCTGATAAATTAAGAATAGCCTTTAAACTATTTGATAGTGAAGGTACTTCTGTACTGCAAATGTTAAAAGGTGGCAGTGCAGAAATGAGACGGTTAGCAGAAGATGCTAAGTTTTTAGGTGTTGTTCTGAATGAACAAGGTACTGCTAATGCTGCCAAGTTTAAAGATGAAATGGGTAGAGCAGGCAGCGCAATTAAAGGTTTAGGGTTTGCCATTAGTGATGAACTAACCCCAATGTTGCAGCCACTTGTGGAAGCATTTGCTAATGGTACTGCCAACATGCGTGATAGTATTGTTAGTAATATAACTAAATGTATAACTTTTATAATTGCTTTCTTCAATGTTATTAAACAAGTGTTTAGTAACGTATCTAAAATATTTACTGATGTTACTGCCTTTAATAAGTTTGTAGAAAATATACAGTTATACATAGGTGCTGCTATAAATGCTTTCTTGTTGATGGGTAAAGTAGTTGCTTTAGCATTTTGGAATATGTTTAAAGCTATAGGGCAATCTATTGTAGAGTTTGGTGGCTGGATTGGCCGCAATATAGCAAATAGCATAGCAGGTAAAGAGTTAGAATCTATTGGTGATTTAGTTGTTAAAAAAATCGTACCTGCATTTGCTAAAGCAGCAGCAGATTCTAAAGCAGAATTTGCATCTATATTTGATGAACTAAAAACAAGTGTTACTGATGCTGCTGGTTTTCTTGGTGATGCTATGGGTATTTCATGGGGTAGTGCTATAGAAGATGCTGAATCTTATATTAATAAATTAAAAGAAATGGGTACAGCTACAGTAGAAGCTGTTGCTGCACAAAGTGAGGCACTTGATCCATTTTGGGAACGAATGACACAAAACATAGATACGTTTCAACAGCAAGCAGGTGATGTAACACAACAGCTTGCAGATTTAACTTTTAGTACTATTCAGAATTTAACAACAGGTATAGGTCAAGCTTTTGCAGATGCTATTGTAAGTGGTAAAAGTTTAGGTGAATCTATTAAAGCATTAGGTAAGCAAGTACTTACTTCTATAATTGCTATGTTAATAAAAATAGCATTACAAAATACAATATTTGCTGCCTTAAATAAATCATTGTTAGCTAGTGAAGCTTCAAGTAAAGCTTCTGTAGCAGTGGGTACAGCAGCAGCTAATGGTGTTGCATCATGGGCTGCTGCACCATACCCCATTAATTTAGGTGCCCCCGCATTTGGTGTTGCCATGGGTGCAGCAGCAGCTGGTGCATATACAGCCGGTGCAGCAGTAGGTAAAGGTTTAGGTGGTATAGCAGCAGCACATGGTGGTTTAACTAATGTGCCAAGTGAACAAACATATTTACTTGATAAAGGTGAGCGTGTACTAAGTCCTAATCAAAATAAAGATTTTACTAATTTTATAGCAGGTGGTGGTACAACCAATAATACAGGTGGTGATACAGTAATTGAAAAAGTTGAAATACATGTTATGGAAAATGCAACTAATGCAGAAGCTTTATTAAACATTGATCCACGTGAACTAGAAGAACTTGTAGCAGATAAGTTTATTGATGCACTTAATTCACTTGATGTAAAAGGTATACGCCCTGTATTTGCTGAAAGAGGTACACGTTAAAATGTTTAGATTGTTTGTAGATAGTGCTAATGGTGTAGATGTTGAACCTGAATATAACTATGTGGAAAGAGATAAGAAGATTGAAGCAAGGCATAGAACTAAATCAGGTAAAGAGTATGTGTATAAGTTTGGTGATTACAATGCTTTTAAATTTGATGTTATGTATGTGGATAGTGCTTTTAAATCTATTGTTAATAGTTATTGGAATAGTAATGCAGAACTTTTATTTATGGAAGTTGGAGCCACACAAGTTTACAGTGTGCGGTTAACTAATAAAACATTACCTGTAGGTAGACCTATAAAACCTTCTACTACTGAATTTAAAGGTATTATAGAACTAGAGACTTATTAACTATGCCATTTAATGTTACAAGCTGGTTTATAGAGCAAACTATGCTAAAAACATCTGAGCCTGTAAGAAAGTTTGTTATAGGTAACAGTGATTATAGTGACTATGTTTTAAAGTGGCCTAAATTTAAAAAACAATGGGATGATATACGCCCTTTAAATTTTACTATTAATTTAGCCAATGAAGATCAATTATTTAACTTCTTCATTGATAATAAAACTAAATTAAAAAATGCTGTGAAGTTACAGATGGGTTACACGCACCCAACAAGTGGTGATGAACTTATTACACTATTTGCAGGTGAAACAGACTATGTTAAGTATGGGCGTGGTGATTGTGGTATATCTATAACAGATAAGTTTAAACAACTATCTGAACGTATTGTAGGTACATCAGATGAAGCTGTTAATTATACAGAGAGTAATTATTTACCAAGTGATATAGCATGGTGGTTAGTTACTTCTTATGGTGGGTATGATATTACTACTGATAGTTCAAATACAGATATAGATTATGATTCATTTTCACAGTGGGCGTCTATATTCAGTGAGTCAAGTATATTTGTAAAAGCTACTTTTGACGGTCAGAAAGTTACAGATGCATTACGTAAACTTGCACGTATGACAAGATCAGCTATTTACATAGAAGAAGATAAAGTATCATTTAAAAGATTTAGTTTGGCAGATAGTAACACTGTAGCTTTAACAGATGATAATATTAAAAATTTAAGTTTAAGTATTAATGATGCAGATAGTATTAACAAACAGTATGTGTTTGCTGATTATGATATAACAAGTGATTTTCATAAAATAACAGTGTGGGATGCATCTACTGCACATGTAAATAGCTTTGGGTTACATGAAGATACAGAAGAAGATAATAATATATGGTATGTAAATACTGTATCAGCATTAGACTTAGCACAAAGAGTTGTTAATACAAAAAAAGAACCGTTTGATAGTTTAGGAATAGATACTGTACTTGAAGCATTACCTTATTTAATAGGTGAAACAGTTACAGTGGTAGATAGTGCCCATGGGTTAACAGGTAAAGGTTTCCGTATAATGGGTAAAGATATAGATATGGAACGTGGACTAGTTAAGTTACAAGTAGATCGATCACAGTTTGGTAGTCCATTTATATTAGATACTTCATCATTAAATGGTAGCGATCAATTAACGTAAAAGGAAAAAAGGCAATGCCAATATTTAGAACAGTAACATGTGATGTTTGTGATGAAACACTTGAAGATAGAACTGGTTCGGGTTTTCCAGACTGGATGTTAATTAATGGTATTGAGTTAGATGGTAATGATCAAGTATGGTTGTGCCCTGAGCATCGTACTAAGGTTGCTAATTTCATTGATGAATTGAAGCATGGCAAAATTAAATTAGTGGAGTAACACAATTATGACATGGACAGGTAAAGTTTTTAATGTAGGTGCAGTATTAACTGCTGCT